GATAGTCTTTTTCGTGAATATGCAAAATATAAACAGGACAAGCAATGGGATAACATTAGGCAAACTTTAAAAGCTGTCAGCGAAATTAATGGTGATAAAGCAGGTGAAATTCAAAGATTTAAAGAACAATTTAATTTGCCAGAAGATTTTGATCTTAAAGATGATGACGAAACATTTGAATATATAAAGAAAAGAAAACGTGAAGAATATATATTAAATCAAAATTTTGCAAGAATAAACCCAATACTAGCAAAACAATTAGAAGATCCTAAGTTTGCTGCATTAGCACATGACAATATAGAACATTTACAAGAATATTACACAACGACTAGGGCATTAACAGCAATTCCACGGTTTGTAAAAAATGAACTTAAAGGTTTACCTCAAGGTATACATAAAGGTTGGTTATCAAACGAAAGAGGATTATTAGGATATCAGTTGATGACAGGTGATGAAAATAATGAATACCATCAAGGCGATAGAATTAAAAAATTTATAGCTGCTGATATTTTTGGTGCATTTAGAGGAAAAGAATCAAGAGAAGAAAAGTTAGCAAGAATAAAAGAAATTGATAAAAAAATTGGATTGTATAACGAAGATGGTGTTGGTTGGTTAGAAGCAGGTGGATATTATTTTGGTCAATGGGGTAGGACGTTACCTGCTGCTGCAACAACAGGAATAGTTACTTCAAAAATAAATGCAAAAATTGGTGCATTAGCAGGTAGTGTTGTTCCCGGTAAAGGTACAGTCGTAGGTGGATTAATTGGTGCAACAACAGGATTACCTGCTGCGTACAACTATATGTTTATGAACTCATATATGGTTGAAGGCGGTAATTCTTATTTGGATGCAATACAAAAAGTTGGTGGATTAAATCATGAGGATGCTGCACGACAAGCACAAGTTGTTGGATTACTCGCAGGTGCAGTTGAAAGAATAGGATTGCCATTTTTATTTGGAGCAGGTAGTAGGCTTGTATCAAAAAGTGCCGTAGGAATGGGTACTAGTAAATGGCTTGCAGGTTCTATAAGTAGATCGGGCTTAGATAAAAAATTACAACCTGCATGGAATATGTTTAATAAAAGATTATTAAGGAGAGCAACTAATGTAAGTCTTAGCGATAAATTTGAACAACTTACAAAATATTCTGTATCAAGAAGTATTTTTGCTGACATAGCACAAAATGTTTTAACAGAAAATGCAACTGAAGTTACTCAAGAACTTATAAATATTATTGGTTACAACATAGCTGCTGAAATGGCTACTTATGAAACTACAAACGTATCAGCAGAAGAAGGATGGGACAGAATACGAAACGTATTTTGGGATACCACAAAAGGTATGTTGACATTTGGTGTTTTAACATCTGGTGGTGGCTATTATCGTACTGCAAATAATTTAAGACAATCAAATAGCGATCAAGAATATATTGACAAAATGCTTGATATCACACAAAACGACAAGACTTTAAAAAGAAATAAAAATTTATGGCAAAGATATATGGATTTAGTTGGTGAACGTAATGGTGTTAAAGATTTTTATATAGACGCAAAAACATTTCAACAACAACTAGATGACAATGATATATCAATGGAACAATTAGAATTGTTTTCACCAGAACTTAGTGACCAATTAAAAAAAGCAGATGAAGAAGGTCTTGTTGGTAAAAATATAAAAATTTCAACTGGTGATTATTTAGCAAATGTTGCAGGTACAGAGTTTCATAATATATTAAGGCCACATATACGTCTTGGTGCAGAAACATATAGTCAAGCAGAATTTCAAGAAGTTTATAAGATTAAAGATGAAATGCTAGATAAAGCACTAACTGATATAAAAAAAGGAACGGAATTATTTAAAGAATCACAAAGAGAAGCAAGAGCATATAAAAAACAAATAAAAGAACAACTTATTGCTACAGGTCAATACACAAAAGAATCTGCAACTGCACTAGCAAATTTACCTTTAACTTTTGCTTTGACTTTTGCAAAAAGATCTAATATGTCAATTAAGGAATTTTTAAATAAATATTTATATAGTGTTCAATTTGAAGGTAAACCAAAAAATTTTGGCGATGACTTTTTTAATCAGAACGGATCAATAAAAACTGAGTCACCATTGTTTAAAAATTGGTTTGGTAAATCAAAAATGAAAAATGCTGATGGTACACCTCAAGTTTTATACCACGGCACTACAGCTAGTTTTGATCGTTTTGATTTAGATAATCCCAATAAATATGATATGGGATTTTTAGGTAAAGGAATATATCTAACATTAAATGAAGGTCATGCAAAAAGATATGCAAGGCAAAAAAGTGTACGAACAAATGCAAAAGAAGCAGATCGTGTAGTTATGCCTTTATATGTGCGTTTAGAAAACCCATATAGAGAAACAGATCGCAAAACAAAACAACGAATAAAAGAAGGCGGTATTGCTGCAAGAAATAATTATAAAAACAAATTAATAAGTGAAGGATACGATGGTGTATTAATGATTAATCCTACAACAAACGAAATTACGGAAGTTGTTGTATTTGATCCTAATGCAGTTAAGTCAGTAAACAACAAAGGTAGTTGGTCTAGAGAAGTAGATAATATATACGAGCAACAATTACAAACATTTGAGCAACAAGGCAAGCAACAAGACCAAGGAAAACCAGTATCACAAGAAATTTTTCAATTAGCAAAAATTACAGAAAATTTTGATTTTGCAAGTAGCAAGCCTTTTAAAACTATTAAAGATTTTAAAGTTGAAATACAAAAACGTATACTAGCTGCTGCTAAAAAAGCAGGTGTTAATTTATCAGATGCTAGTGTTGAGACAGAAAAATATTTAGTACAAACATTATTAGCAGATGCACAATACGCATTAATAGAAAACCCAAACGCAATAGGTTGGTACAACGAAAAAGTCACAAAAGCCAAAGCATTATTAGCAAAAGTTTATCCAGAATTACTTACTGATACAGCATCAAATTTTGCTTTTACTTGGGCTTTAGCAACTACATCTAACGGCATAGACGTAAATACAAATTTTCAACTTACGCAAGAAGTGTACAGCTATTGGAAAGAAAATAGTAAGTTCCCAGTACCTTTTGGACAGGGTAAAGCAGGTCGTGCAATGACAAAAAGTTTTAGATTAATAAATGAATTAATTGAAAAAAATGGGGTAGAAGACGTTGAAAAATTTATGAGTACAACACATACAGTAAAAGAAGTTGAAACATATACAGGAGTAGAGATAAAAGATTTTGGAAAAACAGAAATAGTATATGGTGCTGCTGTTATAGGGCCAAAAATTGGTAATGGGTTTTTTGCAAATCTATATGGCAACTATGAACAATTAACTTTAGATAGATGGGCTATGCGTACATGGGGTCGAATGACAGGTACGCTAGTTACTGACTATACAAAACAAGCTAAAAATAAACGTGAGCAATTAAAACAATATATAAAGGCTTTAACTAAAGAACAAAAAAAAGAATTTGAAAAAATATTAGGAAGAAAACTTACTTTAGGTGATTTAGATGCAGTTGCAAAAAGAATCGAAACTAGAACATCTATACCTGCTAATGTGAAATTAATGGCAGCAATATCACTAGTTGATTCAAATAATGATGTTGCAGACACAATAACAAACATTAAAGGTAAACCTATAAAAGGTGAAAAAAGAATAAGTATCGGAGATGAAATACGCAAAGCAGGTAACTCATTAGCAGGGTATTTGGATGGTCAGAAAGAGCAACCTAAAGGGCCGCCAGAAAGAAGATTTATAGAAAAGATTTTTGGACAAGTGTTACCAATATTGCAACAAAATAATCCAGATTTAACAATGGCTGATTTACAAGCATTGATGTGGTATCCAGAAAAGAAATTATATGATACTGCAAAATTAAAAGAAGCAGTAGTAGAAACAGGTTACGAAGATAATGCAGCACCTGATTATGCTAATGCTGCTGCGTCTTTAGTTGCTACAATGGGTATATCTGAAGCAGAAATTCAATCTACATTACAGGAGATAGACAATGAGTTATCAATACAATCCGAGGAGCAATCAGGAGACACACAACGAGATGTTGGAGAATCTGGAACTATACGAGGAACTGATACTTTCCAACAACAAGGAAGAGAAGACACAAACATTGACGAAGGCACAGGACTTCCCCTTAACCCAGACGGAACAGTTACCGTCTACCATCACACCAACAGAAGAGCAGCAGAAGAAATTAGGGCTACAGGTCAACTCAGAAGTTCTGGAGAACCTGATGTCTACGTTACCACCAGAGCTATCACAGATACTGGCTATGGCGATACAGCAGTTGCCATCCGGGTCGAACCTTCTAGACTTAGTCTCGATGATGAATTCCCTAACGGACGAAGAGATTACAGACTCTCAGTTGGAGAGCCTAGAGGATCTATTCGAGTAAATGTAGGAGAATTTTTAGAACAACGTAGAGATAGCAAAGGACCAAAAGGTAGATTTGATCCAAAATCATTTACAACTTTAATAAACCAAGAATCAGATATATCGACATTTTTCCATGAAACTGGACATTATATGTTGTCAGTTATGGAAGACATTGTTATGCAACCAGATGCACCTGCTGACATGGTAAATGACTTTAATGTTTTATTAGATTTCTGGGGTGTTGAAGATATTGAAACATGGAGCAAATTTACTATAGAAGAGAAAAAACAATACCATGAAGCTTTTGCATTAAACTTTGAAATTTATTTGCATGAAGGCAAAGTACCAAATAACGATTCTAGAATGCGTAGAATTTTTAGAGACTTTGTGAGATACCTTGGAGAGGTATATGAAAATATTAAATATGAATTAAACACACAATATAAAAAATTATTTGGCAGAGATTTACCAGTACTTACAGATGAAGTAAGAAGTGTAATGGATCGTATGCTTGCTACTAATCAAAACATATTATTGGCTAACGAAATTTATGGAATGAAAGCAATGTTTTTAACAAAAGAACAAAGCGGTATGACAGATGCAGAATGGACAGATTATCAGGCAAGATTGCAAGAAGCTTTTGACGAATCAAAAGAAATATTAAATCAAAAAAGTATGAAACAACTTGAGTGGTTAGATAATGCACGCAGTAAATATATGGCTAATTTACAGAAAAAACATAAAAAAACATATAAGAAAGTAGAAGCAGAAGTAACACAAGAAGTACAAAACGAAAAAGTTTATAGATTAATAAATTATTTAAAACGTGGTGAAACTTTAAACGACAAAGGCGAAATAGTAAAAGTACAGTCTGGATACAAATTATCTATTGAAAGCGTAAAACAACTTGTACCATTTCATGACATGAAATATGAAATGCAACAACTTGGTTATGGTAAATCAGGTATGGTGGCTAAAGAAGGGCAAAGCGTAGAAGACGTTGCAGATTTGTTTGAATATGCAAATGGTTTAGACATGATAGATGCAATATTAAGTGCAAGAAAAATAGAAGATGTTATTAAAGAAAGAACTGAGCAACGTATGCTAGAAGAATATTCTGAGTTAGTAGATGAAAGATTAATTGAATTAGGTGTATTAGAAGCATTACATAACGAAGCAAGATCTAGATTTATATCACTAGAATTAAAGTTTTTATCAAAGTCCACACAACCTGTACGTCTACAAGTAGCTGCTGCAAGGGAAGCTGCGTTAGATATTTTGGCAAAAAGAAAATTACAAGACATAAAACCAAGTGAATATACTCGTGATGAAGAAAATGCAAGGAAAGAAGCAGAAGATGCAATAAGTAAAGGTGATGAACAAAGGGCTGTAGAAGCTAAACGAGCACAACTTATAGCTAATCAATTGGCAAAAGAAGCTATTGAAATACATAAAAATTACGATAAAGCTATTAAAAAGTTTGATAAGTTTTTACAAACAGATCAAAAATTTAGAGATAAAAATAAAAAATACAAACGTAATATGTTTTTAATAGATGCAGGTAGAGCTATTTTATTTAGTTTTGGTATTGGTAAAAAGAAAATAAATGTTACAGAAAAAATGAACCAAATAAAAGAATACAATCCATTTACTTACGAACAGCTACAGCCAATTATTGAAAAAGCAGGTCGCAAACGGATGCAAACTGATTTGTTATCTTTAACAAGTGATGAATTTTTAAACTTAGAAGAAACATTAGATTTCTTATGGCATCAATCTTTACGAGATGAGCAAATAAGACAAGGCAATAAACTTATAGCATTTGAAGAAGCTCGTGATCCATTGTTAAAAATCTTAGATAAAAATATCTCTAGAAGTCCACAAGCAAGAGAACGTCTAGCTAATCCACCGGGTAAAAGAGAAGCTGTTAAAACTACTTTTAAATCTAAATTGCATAAATTTGTTTTAACACTAGGATCTAATTTGCAACGTATGGAAAGTTTTACAGACCTAATGGATGGTGCTGATGAAGTTGTTAAAGGCGTAGGATCAGCAGTATTACAGTTAAAAGGCGGTAAACTTGGAGCATTTTATAACACTCTTTATTACCCAATAAAACAAGCATTAAATGAATATAGACAACAACAAGTTGTTATTACTAAAGAATATACAGATTTAGTTGCTGCCTTAGATTTTGGTAATAAAGAAAGTAAAATAACTGCTTACGAATTTGATGAAGTTTCTGAAGATTCTGCTGCATATACATTTGGAACAGACTCTGACGGTTTAGGTAAGGTAGAACTGTTAGGAGCGATGTTACATACAGGCAATAAAAGTAATTTAAAAAAATTATTATTAGGTAGAGGGTGGGGTTCGTTAAATGAAGACGGCACGTTAAATACAACACATTGGGATAATTTTGTACAACGGATGAAAGACGAAGGAATATTAACTCAAAGTGATTATGTTTTCTTGCAAGCAGTATGGGATTTAAATCAAAAAATGTTGCCACTATTGCAGAATGCACATAGGGAATTAAATGGTTTCTATTTCAAAGTTGTAGAGCCTACACCTATTGTTAATGAGTTTGGAACATTTAGAGGGGGATATGTACCTGCAAAAGGTGATCCTAATATGACAAAGCAAGAAGTAGAAATTACTGTTGAACAGCTACAAAGAGAATTTAGAATGTCATTGCCTATGGTAGAACATGGCATGACAAAAGAACGTAATGAGAATTTTGCACAACCATTATCATTAAACTTAGGCTATATGACTAAACATATAGATGACACATTGCGTTATTCTTATGTTCAACCAGTTGTTAAAGATGTTTTAAAAATAGTTAATGATAAAGAATTTCAGAAAAAATTAGAAATATTAAATCCACAAAAAACAGATACATTAATTAAACCTTGGCTGCAAACAGTTGTTTCACAAAAAACTTTTGCTCCTAGTGGTATGGGTGCGGAATTTGATACAGCATTAAACGCAACTAGAAAAAGAGGTGGAATGGCAGTTATGTTCTTTAATCTTAAAAATGCTATTGAACAATACACAGGTGTATTCCCTGCAATGTTAAAAGCAACACCTGTACAAATGTTAAGTTCTTTGCAGAATTACATAGCTGATAGAGAAGGAACAATGCAAGCAATTGCAGATTTGTCACCATTTATGGCAGACCGTCAACTAAATCAAATTTTTGATATACAAAGCAGATTACAAGAATTGATAGTTAATCCAAATAATTTTGAAAAATTTAAAGATTGGTCTACAAAACACGCATATTTTTTACAGCAAACATTTCAAAATCAAGTTGATGCTGTTGTATGGATGGCAGTTTACAATCAAACCCATCAAAAATTACCTTCTTCTATGAGTGATATAGAAGTACAAACTGAAGCAATTAAACAAGCTGACGCTGCTGTGCGTATGACACAAGATAGTTTATTGCCAGAAGATAGAGCAGGTTTTCAAAACTGGAATCCTATTATTCAATCTATAAGTCAATTTACTGGTTATTTTAATAACATAGCTAATTTAAATAACAATCAATACCAGAAAATAACTAGAGATATTGGATTTAATAATAAGGGAAAAGGAACAGAACAATTATTTTATATGTATTTTTACAGCATTATGATGCCGGCAGTAATAGCAGGGATGATAGGTAGAACATTTGCAGGTAATTTATTTTTAGATGAAGAAGATGACGGCATGATAGTAGATGACATGATGAAAGCAGTACTAGGAGATTTAGTAGATTATAAAAAAGCATTTGTTCCTATTTTTGGTAATGCATTACTTATTCCAATAAATCAATTTGATGACAAACCTTGGAATGACAATTTAGTTTCTAGTCCATCTATAGAATTGTTAGTTAGAGGAACACAAACTGCGTTTAAATTACCTTTCGATTTAATAGAAGGCAAAGGTATAAGCGGTAGACAAGTAAGAGATATTAGTGCTTTAGTAACTATATTTTCTGGCATACCAATTACACCTCTTGGTAAATCAGGTGGTTATTTAATAGATGTAGGAACAGGTAAAGTTAATCCAGAAAATGCAATGGATTTGATAAGAGGAACATTAACTGGTAAAGCTAGTAAAGCAAGCAGAGGTTTATAAGGTGTGACCGTAAAGCAAGAAGTAGTTGGTAACCTAAATAAGATAGTGAAAATGTCTAGTTAATGACGATAAATTCGACTACACGAAAGACGAGTAACTTAGTTGGAAATGGAAATACTCCTACATATCCGTTTGCGTTTAAAGTATTTCAAGATTCTGAAATAGTTGTAAAAAAACTAGAAGTAGCAACAAGTATAGAAACTACATTAACTCTTGGTGCAAGTAATGATTATATAGTTACTCTTAACCAAGACCAAAATGGTAATCCCGGTGGAAGCATAACTTTAAAATCTGGTGGTAATAATTTTAATTTACCTAATGGATTTCAAATTGTTATTACTTCTGCTGTTCAATCATTGCAAGGAACAGACCTTACAAACCAAGGTGGATTTTACCCAGAAGTTATTAATGACGCTTTAGATAAATCAGCAATATTACATCAACAACAACAAGACGAATTAGATAGGTCAATTAAATTTTCATTAACCAATACTATTGGTAGTTTAGAAATTACAGAGTCTGCTACTGCTCGTGCCAATAAAGTCATGGCATTTGACAATGCAGGTGAGTTTTCATTGCTTAATGAAATAGGAACATATAGAGGTAATTGGGCTGCTAGTACTGCTTATGTTGTAAGAGATCTTGTTAAAGATACAAGCACTAATAATGTTTTCATGTGTAATGCTGCACATACCTCATCAGGAGCACAACCACTAACTACTAATACTGATTCTGCAAAATGGGATTTAATTGTAGACGCAGCAACAGCAACTACATCTGCAACTAACGCAGCGTCATCAGCTACAGCAGCAGCCAGTTCTGCCACAGCAGCGGCAGCGTCACAAACCGCAGCAGCATCTAGTCAAACCGCAGCAGCAAGCTCGGCAACAGCAGCAGCTAGTTCAGCTACCACGGCATCTACAAAAGCAACGCAAGCTGACACTGCAAAGACCGCAGCACAGGCAGCCCAGACCGCAGCAGAAACTGCATTAGATTCTTTTGATGATAGATATTTAGGGGCAAAGCAATCTAATCCTACACTTGATAATGACGGTAATGCGTTAATAGATGGAGCATTATATTTTAATTCTAATGTAAATAGAATGAGGGTTTATGACCTTGGCAATACTACTTGGTTAGAAGTAACAATATTTGGATCAGATCTTACAAATGTCAATACTGTTGCAGGTTCAATTAATAACGTTAATACAGTTGCCGGAAGTATTACTGGAGTTAACGCAGTAGCTAATAACGCTACAAATATAAATGCCGTAAATAGTAATTCTTCTAATATAAACACTGTTGCAGGTTCAATATCTAATGTAAATGCAGTAGCAAGTAACGCTACAAATATAAACACAGTTGCTTCTAACATTAGTAATGTTAATACTGTAGCAACGGACATTGCAAAGATACAAACAGTTGCTAATGATCTAAATGAAACTGTTTCTGAAATTCAAACAGCAGCCGATGATTTAAACGAAACTACTTCTGAAATAGATACAGTTGCTAATGCAATTACAAACGTAGATATCGTAGGAAACAATATAGCAAACGTAAATACAGTCGCAGGTATTTCGAGTAATGTTACCTCTGTGGCAGGTAATGCAACAAACGTAAATACTGTTGCAGGTGCAATTACAAACGTCAATAACGTAGGTGGCAGCATTGCAAATGTTAATACTGTCGCATCAAATCTTACTGGTGTTAATGCTTTTGCTGCTAGATATAGAACAGATAATACTGGTAATAATCCATCATCTAACAATGACGCAGGTGATTTATTTTATAACCAAGCAAGCGGTAAACTTTTAGTTTACAACGGCTTAACTACTGCATGGGAAGAAACACAATCTGTTGGAAATTTCTTTATAAATACTATTGGTACTTTTAATGGTACTGGTGGTAATGCATCGTCATTTGACGGCACTGCTTATAAATTTACGTTAAGCAACGCAGGTCAGTTTGCTCAACAAATGTTGGTCAGCGTTAATGGTGTTGTACAAAAACCTAATTCTGGTACAGGTCAGCCTAGTGAAGGATTTGCATTAGATGGTGCAAATATAGTATTTAGTTCTCCCCCTCCTAACGGAGCAGATTATTTTATTGTTACTATTGGTGCTTCTGTAAGTATTGGAACTCCAAGCAATAACACAGTTACTTCGGCACATATAGTAAATGGATCTATTGTCAACGATGACATAAACGCAAGTGCAGCAATAGCCTTATCAAAACTTGCTACATCTGGAACACCTAATAACACAAACTTTTTAAGAGGTGATGGTGCATGGACAGTAATAAGTAATGAATCTATTACATCACCTGATGGTAGTAAAAGCATACAAGCTCAAAACTCTAAAATTTCTGTAACTGGCAAGTTAGATTGGGATACTGATTCTAATAATACTTATAGTGTTTCAATAGATGCTCCGACTACACTTACTAAAAATAGTCATTACACACTTCCTGAAGATGGTTCTAACGGACAATTTTTAAAAACAAATGGTAGTGGTGTATTAAGTTTTGGTACTGTTAACACAGACTTAGTAAACGACACATCACCACAGCTAGGCGGTGCATTAGATACTAATGGCAACCAAATTCTTGTTGGTGATGGTGGTCCAGGTAATACTGAGGAAAATATATGTATTGGTGATAGCAAAGATTTAAAAATATACCATGACGGTAACTCAGTACTTTATGACAACGGAGGAGGAGATTTTAAACTATTTAGTAATGGTGGTGCTATTAAGCTTCAAAAAGATACTGGCGAAAATATGGTCGTTGCAAATACTGACGGAACAGTAGAACTATATCATGGGATGAGTGGGTCGGCTGCTCAGAAAAAGTTTGAGACAACTAGTACAGGAACTAAAATTACAGGTAAATTAGACTTTACTGGTAGTGGACATCTTAATGGTGTTAACCTTGGAGCTAATCAACAATTAAACTTATATCATGATGCAAATGACGCATATTTTGATAATAACGTAGGTGATTTCTATATAAGAAATGATGGTAGTAGTACTTCTGAAAAGGTAAGAATACAAGCAAAAGGTGGGCAAGAAGGTATAATATGTACTCCAAATGGATCAGTAGATTTACATTACTCAGGAACTAAAAAGTTTGAGACAACAAGTGGTGGAGTGAAGGTTACAGGGAATGTTGAGTTGGCTGCTGATGGAGATACACTTCTTTTAGGCTCTAGTTCTGATTTTCAAATCTCACACGATGGAAACAATAACGTTATTAAAGGTGTAGGCAATCACGGTACGCTTTTTTATACCAATAATGTAGAGCGTATGCGGATCGGTTCAAACGGAATAATTAAGCTTATTTCCAATAGTTCTCAACACGCTAAGTTGTTAAATGATGGAAACGTGTTTGAGCTTAGAACTTCTAGTAATAGCGGTAACGCAGGTATGCTTATCTTCAGAGATGGTGATGCTGATTTTTGTGGTCAGATAACATCTAATGGAGGAAACAATACTACATCTTATAATTCAAGTTCTGACTATAGATTAAAAACAAACGCACAATTAATTGCAGATGGTATAACAAGAATTAAAAATTTAAAACCTTATCAATTTGAATGGAAGTCAGATCTAGGTACAAAAGTAGATGGATTTTTTGCACATGAAGCACAAACTGTAGTACCAGAAGCGGTTACAGGAGTTAAAGATGAAATGCAAGCTATATTGTATAAAGAAGGTGACGAGATACCCGAAGGTAAAAAAGTTGGTGATATAAAAGAATATTCGACAACTGATATAAAAGTACAAACTATAGACCAAGCAAAGCTTGTACCTTTACTTACTGCTGCTTTACAAGAAGCTATTGCTAAGATAGAAACATTAGAAACTAAAGTCGCTGCACTAGGAGGTTAAGCTAAATGGGATTAACACAAGTATCAACAGATGGTGTCAAGAGTAATGCCATCAACACAGCTAAAATTGTAAATGGAAGTATTCAAAGTGAAGACATAGCTGACAACCAAATTATTACAGATAAAATTTTAGATGGAGCAGTAACACTAGCTAAACTCCCACATGGCGACAGCAATAATAATGGTAAGTTCTTACGAGCAAACAACGGAGCAGACCCTAGCTTTGAATCTATCCCTGCTGGCACAACAATAAACAACAACGCATCAACTAAATTTATTACTGGAACTAATAACGCAGGTGAATTAGATTGCGAAGCAAATTTAGAATATAACAATAGTATTGTTACTTTTGCAAATAGTAATTTTAAAATTAATAAAAGTGGAAGTGCAACAATTGGTGTTTTAGAAACTGGTAGTAATATAGAAGGACAATTCAGAGCTAATACTGATGGTGTATTACTAAGAAGTTTAGGAAATTATCCATTAATTTTGCATACAAACCAAACAGAACGTATGCGTATAGATTCGTCTGGGAATGTTGGGATCGGAAGTACAAGTCCACAACAGCGATTACATTTACATACCGCAAGCAGTTCTGCTTCAAATATGGTTTTCTCTAATACCACTACAGGATCAGGAGGTTCTGATGGCTTTGTTGTTGGTCTTGATGGTGCTGAAAGAGGTCAAATTTTTAATCAAGAAAATACAGATTTATTATTTGGTACAAACAATATAGAACGGATGCGTATACTTGCTTCTGGAAATATAAACATTCCTGATAATGGCAAAATACTATTAGGAACTGGCAACGACTTAGAAATTTATCATAATTCTTCTGATACTTCTAGCTATGTAACACATGAAAATGGTACTGGATATTTATATTTACAAGCTGATGCTATTAAACTTAGAACAAACTCAGGTACTAATAATGAAACATATATAAATTGTAATCACAACACATCGGTAGATTTATATTACAACAACGAAAAAAAATTTGTAACCACAGATACTGGAGCTAGAGTCGAAAATACAAGTAGTCCTTTAACTTCTGCAAACTCAGGTGCTAATGAATTTGTTGTAACAGGTGATGGTGCAACAGGCATAACTATACATAGTACAAACACTAACCAAAATACTACTCTTTATTTTGCGGATGGTGATCATTCGACTATCGGTGGAATTATCTATAAGCACTCCAATAACCAAATGAGATTTCAAGTAGATGGAGGACTTGGTATTCAATTAAATCCTGATAAAACAGTATATTTTCAAAACAGTATATATGCTTCTAGTTTTGAATCTAGCTCTGATCTTACACATAAATCTAATTTAGTTCCTTTTACTAATACACTTGATAAATTAAAAGGAGTAAATGGATATACATTTGATATGAAAGTGGGTGAGGCAAAAGATCAAACAATAGCTTCTGCCGGTATCATTGCTCAAGATCTTGAGAAAGTATTTCCAAAGTTAGTTGGAGAAATAGAAGGATACAAAACTGTTCAATATAATGGCTTAATAGGTGTGTTAGTAGAAGCTGTTAAAGAGTTAACAACTAGGGTTGAAACATTAGAAGCGGCTTAGTAATATTAAATAACATATAATTTTTTTATGACCAGATCAACAGACCAACAACTACAAGAAGAATTAGCACAGGTGGTGCAAAAGCATAATGATGCACAAAAAGTAGTTGAACAAATGAAGCACAGGTTTACACAAATACAAGCAATTCTAGATGATAGAAAAGCAGCAGAAGTTGTGATACCAGATACAGCACCTGCAACAGAGCAAGCTACTTAACTTTTATTTCTTGAATTTGTCGTGTCATTATTGACATGGTGACGTAAAGAGGACTGATTGCTACTATAAGAAGCAGAACGACTAAACTCATTAATGAGCAAGCTCGTATTATTGACTCTTTAATCATGCGAAAAATTCTTGATGCTTTAACAATTTTAACCACGGTCTTAGTTTTGGGAATACTAGGCGGTGGTTTTTTTACATACAAGTATGTTTCATCTGAGCAATTTAAAGCTAAAATTATGAACTCTATACTTGGCGAGGTCAAGGGGCTATTACCTAACGTAATGGATAACGCATTACCAAAAACAACTGGTTCATCTTTTGCTTTGCCAACACTTCCAAAAAAATAATTGGAAATACCTGAGATCCATATACCTGATGTTCATATCCCATATACCTATGTGCCTGACTACGGCCACTCAAATGTACAAGTTATAGGTTGCACTTACTACCACAGAGATACAAAGAATACAGGCAATAGAAATCTAATAATAGAAGATCCTAATGGTGTGATTAGTAATTGTCCGTATCCTAGTTTTAACCCATTAAACTATGTGCCAGATCAATTAACAATTACAGAAGAGATGCCTAATCTTGCTAACGATAGTGAGATGCCAACAAGTGAACCACCAAAAACTGAAATACCAAAAGAAGAAAAAAAGGAAGATGAATACAAACCATGTCCTAGTAAAAAAGATCAGAGAGTAGGGGACTTTCGTAACGAAAAAAGATTAGAACGTGTTACTGGACACAAAAGAGGAGATGATGGAGTTGAATGTATTACTCTCTATGAAGACGTACCGTTCATCGACCAGTACATACCTACGCCTAGCGTGGTTGTCTCTACTGCTGCTATTGCTACTGTGGCTGCAACTACTCCTATCATTATAAATTTAGTAAAACCTATTGTTAAAAATTTAATTAAACGTCTAAGTAAATCTAAGGCTTCAAAGAATGTGAGTGAGGGATCACCTGACCGGGAGGAACAGTAACTGCAATGCCTTCGCATATCGTTGCAAACTTTCCTGTGAATTGAACACCGAGTTTAGCTTGTTCACCACATACTTTTAACCGAAACAAAGCGACTTCTAATTCAGTTTTCTTATACAATAATTCCTGATTTTTTATATTTATCTCAGTTGCTGAGTGGCAAAGAGCAGGGGCTTTTCCCAATGGTATGCTTATTTGAGCCGAAATTCCATAATTTAAATTATAATTGTCCTTCTCAAACCTTGGTGTACGCTGATAATATTTAATCTCACCAGTATCTTCGTTGTAAATTGGCTGAACAGTTTCTGTTTCTATAGGTCGGTTAAATGACCATGAGTCAGTAAGAAAAGGAGTAATGGTAAGGCTAGGTGAGCTACAAACAATACCTTGTGACATCCTAAACTGCGGATTAGATTGCGGAGCTATCATGGTGGCATTGTTATTTACCGTTCCCTGTGCGTTGCTAGAAGGGCTTGCTACGGTTGTATTAGCTAAAACCTTTGTTGGACATAGGCAAAGTAAAATTACTGCCCAAACGTGGTTTCTACGGTGGTTGTAGTTGTTGTGTTTATTACCCTGTTGATTGTGGTTATTGTGTCTAGTCCGGGAGAAATTATTGATTCGACCAAACTGAAAGGCTGACCTTCGTTTACTATTTTCCATCTAGGCACACCTTCCAACGTAGGACTTGTATATGAAAAGTTAATGCCATTAATTGTTTGTTCAGCTTCTGCTGTAGGTATTGAATTAATATAACCATTAACATCTGCACTTTCTATGTTTGTGCCTGATACGCTCAGAGAATACCCTGTACGGAACTGATGAGATACCACCGATTCTGTTATTACACTTTGAGTCTGGGAATTTGTACTTGAACTTCCTGTTCGGAAGGTTGGTACTACTGGATTTGCAAAGGTTTTGACAGGAAATAATATTATTAATAGCAGCCAAAGTTTAGTCAATGGTTATGGTAACTGTTGTCGATCCTATGCAACTAGAGCCTGATCCAAATGCACCACTACAAGTATGTACACCACTAGATAAACTTGTCATCGCTCCAGATCCTAATGTGCCACCACTCCCTATTGTTGTCTGCCCACCAAGGTGTGGTAGTGCTGCTATGCCTGACGATGGCGTGATCGCACTTGGAGTTGCATCACCCATAGTTAGCGTTTCCGTCAGTGAGAATGCACTCCCTGCGGTAGCAACTGCCTTATCAGTTTGCACTATTGCCGGCACACCTGCGGTCAAAGAAGAAACATTAAGTCCACCAATAGCATTAGATGTTGTAGATCCACCAGAAGTTACGGACGGAGTTATGTTATTACCTGATATTGAATATGTCGTACCTAATTTATTAGTAACAGAGTACGGCATATCTACCGAAATCTGGGCAGATGTCGTAAATTTTTGCGTGATGTCTGCTAGTGCTACAGAAGGACTAAACAAAAATAAAAGTGCAAATAATTTTTTCATTTTTTGTCTTCCTTTTTGTTGACAACTTCAGCACCTAAAATTTTTATAGGCGTTTCTATTCTAACTGTTTGATAACTACCAGATTGTGTAGCTAATAACGCTTCTACTTCTTTTTTGTTTAGTGGTTTATCTTCTGGTTTAAATGTTCCATCGCCACGTTTCTTAGCACCTTCCAAACCGAAACTCGCTAATGCACCTGTCAGAAGAGAAGCTGGAAAAGTTATATCCTTGGGTTCGTTACTATAGCCGGGAATCGTTATGTAATTAAGGGATAC